TTTCATTTCTATTACGCATTCGTGTCCTTTTGGTGTGTAACCCCTTGCATCATAATGCTCGTAATTACCACCTGACCATTTCAAATCCCAACCGTCAATATTGTAAATACCAACTATTGCTTTTTCTAATTTATGTATCTCATCTATTTTAAACACTCACTCACCTCTTTAATCCATTGATTTATTCTTTTTGCATTACAACTACAAAAGTTAGGTTCGTGATATTTGTGTTTTTTATACTTTGCGTGAAGTTTACACATTATTAGAAAGTCATCGTAATCTAAGTTGTTGCCGATTCTTTGCTTTACATCATCCCATAGCTTTTTGTCTATCCAAAAACCTAAAGCTTTATCTTGTTCCATTTTTTTCTTCTTTTATCACAGTTGCAATCAGGATAAATTTTTTTCCATACATACCTGATCCCTGTGTATTTTGTTATATAATATACTATGTCCCCAATTCGAATACTCCTTTTTAAAATAACTAACATAGAATCGTGCATACCAACTTTATTTTTTACAAAAATACCCTTAGTGTTTAATCCTTGAAATTTTAATCTGCCTTTTATAAATCTGATTTCTCTCTTATTCGGTAAAATAATATCGTGAAATAATTTTGTGCTTGTTGATACAGGCAATAACAATACACATAGTTTACCTTTATTGCTTTCTTCTATTGCTTTTTTTACAAAAGCATCCTTTAATTTTCTGCTATATGGTGGGTTAATAAAATTACTGTTGCCCCACTCAACCTTTAAGCCGTCAAAATCTGCATTCAAAGGGCAAGGATCAAAATCAAATTTGAATTCTTTATTTATTTTTTCATAAAAATCATCAGGTGTTTTCCAGTCGTCTGTATTTTTAAGATTTCTGTTTTTCATAATAACTCTTTTAATTTATTTTTTACTTTATTGTATGTTCTGTATAAACTATAATAACTAATTTTTGTTTTCTTGCTTAATTCTTTTATACTTACGCCACTTTCTATTATTCTATATATTTTTGCATCATACCAAAACATACGATCAAGCTCTTTATTGATCCGAACATAAATTTTTTCAATGTTTATTTCTTGTGCGCTTTTGGTTTGATTTTTAACATTGTCTATATTAATAACACTAACTTTTCTTTTTTTTAGCAAAAGATTGATTGCCATATGCCTAAGCATCTGATATATGTATAAATAGTTAATATCGTTTTTGTATGACAAATCTTTACCATTGTCAATATATTTTAAGGTTCTTATATACATTTCTTGTACTAAATCCTCTGCATAATCATCTGCACCGAAAGATTTAGCTATACGTATCCAGTCGTTGTGTCGGTTTGTTAAATAATATTTTTGTTTAGAAGGGTGCATTGATCTGTTCAACCAATGCTAAATTTAGTATTTTTTTTCCATTTAGTTCAAACCCCACGTTATTTTTAATTGATTTTAATATTATAGGGTTGTCAATAGGAGTTGGTCTGCCACCTGTGTCGTTGTCTTTTACTTTTCTAATATGTACGTGATTATTCATCCATTCAGTTGGATGCTGGGTGTATCTATGCACAACTATAAAATCATCTGCCCTGTTTACAAACTTACCACCACCTTCAACATCACTTGCTAATGGAGGTATAGGATGACCTGCGTAATCGTGTTGTAATGGATGTTTTATTCTCAAGGCATTTGTGTTTGCGTGAGTTGTAAGCCATATAGATATATTGTGCTTTTTACAAAATAATCTCATTTGACTTGTTGCTTCATAATCGTACTCGTGGCTATTGATACCTTGCATAAGCTCACGATCTTTAAACAAGCTATTGTAAGGATCAATCAAAAAGCCATCGTAGTTCCAAGCATCTTTAACTGCTTCTGCAAACTTTATTAAATTTTTAAAAGTGTAAGTTTCTTGTGCATCAATAAATTTAAAATGATCAAAAACAAACTTTGCGTGTTTATCAAACTGCTCTGTGGGTATTTTGTTTATTGGTTGTACTGCAAGAAACTCAATAAGTTTTTTTATGATTGTGTGGCTGTCGTTCTCGCTAGAAAATACAAGCCATTTTATTTTGTGCTTTAATGAATAAAGCAACATTAAAAAAAGTGTTATAGTGGTTTTGCCTGTGTTTGCGTGTCCTAATATAATATTGAAGTTGCCCTTTTTAAATCTAAAGTATTCATCTATTTCAGATAAATCTAATTTATAGCCCTCTGTAACTTTGCCTTGTCTGATTTTAATTAGCTTGTCAATTTCATCATCATAGTTAATTAACATTTAGCTAATATAAAAATTAAAATGGAAGTGAATCTCTGTCTGGGCTATGATCTTTGGAAGTAACTTCTTCTCTTGGTGAATCTTTTTGCTTAAAATATAATTTACCTTTTTTGCTTTTTAACATTTCAAATTCGTAAAAACCTTTTTCATTAGCATTTTCTTTGAAAAATTTAAACTGTTCTTCAAATTGATTTACATTTATTGCTATTCTATGACACCAGTCTCTGTGTTGAGTAGCATATATGCCACTTATAAATTTTATTTCTTTATCCATTATATACGTAATTTTTTAAATATTCTGCTAAATCAGTTAATTTTTTTCTATTTGTTTCTACTTCCCAATTATAGTTACGATCCTTTAATAATTCAGTTGCACGATCTAAACAACTTTGCCTAATGATATATTTTTGTATATCATCTTTTGGGTTTGAATATGTGTTGATGTTTTTCGGCATTAGCTTTGCTTTGTTTTTTGCTTGATCTAAATTATAAGTTACTTCATCCCCCACATTGTAGTCAAGATCTTTTGTTGTAAAAACATTTGGGTTATGACCATTTACAAACTCAACAACGTATTTGTGCATCAATGCACCATCTTTTGTGTTGAAGCTTTCCTTTTTAAAAATTGATTTAATATTGCTTGTATATTCCATTTATTTATTGTTTTATTATTTTTAAGTTTACTTTCTTTTTTTGTGTAGCCAATTTCAAAAAAATAATTATCATTCAGAAATTTCAGGTAATTTTTTTTTGATTTCATAGCCAAGCCTTGCTAGTATTACTCTATTTTCTTTTAAAAATTTTATTACTTTTTCTTCTTGTATTTTTTTTCTACAATCATTTGTAACTTTATTTTCTATTGGGAAGTGATTATTTTTTTTCATTGTTTATTTTTTTGAGTTAAAATAACTTTCACTATTTTGATCAAATAGTATTTCATTTTTTGCATCTAACAACCTTGTTTTGATCTTTTCATCATTAAGTTGCATTCTTAATTCTTTGTTTTCTTCCATCAGTTTTGCTCTGTCTTTTTTTAACTGATCAATTTGTGCTAATAAAAAGTCCATTTAATTTCGTTTTATAAAATTAATTATCCGATCTCTAACTAATTTTGTTGTTGTTATTCCTTTTTGTTGTGCTTTGAGATCTAGCATTATTCTATCTTCTTTTGTAATTCTAACATTTATACTGCTTTTTTTTGGTATTTTTTTCATAATTATAATATAAAAGGTATTGATGTGTTCCAAGTATCTGCATTAATTTTTATACTTGCTAAATATTTTCTAAAATGCCATTCTCTTTCTCGATAATTAGCATCAGTACACCATTTAGTCCAAGCTTTTGTTCTGTCAGACTTTCCATACTTTTTTTCAAATTCTTTCACTTGAATAAATTTTTTTTCAATAATATCTTGTGAATAATCTATAAATTTATCGTTATTCATCTTTTAAAAATTTATCAGTTAGCTCTATTTCTTTTTGAAGTTCTTCCATAACTCTTGTGTGATCCACAAGCATTTGACAATAGTCGGAAAATGTTTTTTGTAATTTTTTCATATTTATTTATTTATATCAAAAATAATAAAAAAAAATTAAACTTCCAAAAAAAAGGGGCTAACAAAAGCTAACCCCTCAAATAAATAAACATAAAAAATCTCTCAAGAAGTTAGAGAGATGCGTTTAATTTTCTATAATGTTCGATCATTTCCAAGAGCTCAAAATTAATAAATTTTTTTGTTTTTTTAGCTAATAAAAATAATTTTTCTGCTTTTTGATCTCCAAATTTTTTATTCAACTGTAATCCGAACTTATACTGTTCTCCACCTTTAAACATATTGCAACCGACACATTGTACTTGGCAGTTATCTTCGTTCCATCTTGTACTATAATACTTTCTTGATTGAAAATGACCACACTGCATTTTTTTCCAATGATCCCTTTTACCACAAGTGAAGCACTCTGCTATGTTATTTTTTGCATATCTTCTTCTTATGTACTCTGAAAACTCTTTGTCGAGTGTTTTAATTATATTTTTACGGCTTTTCTTTCTCAAAACGTATAAATATACCAAAAAATTTTTTTATGTGATTTTTATTTATATTTTATAATTATACAAGTATTATATTATACTTA